CTGGCAATTTCGAATCGCCATCCAGTCGCTATTGGTAGCGCCGGAAATATCGTAGTTCTTCTTGATGAGGCTCTTGAAAATTGGACCCGGTGACGCTTTAGGGTTCATCTTGCGGACTGATGGTTGGCCGTCGATACCGTAGATAGTCTCGGCAATCGACTTTACTTTCGCCTTGTCCACATTGAACGTCATGTTGCGCACTCGTGCTACTGTTCCTTTGCAGGCTAGAGCAAGAAGCTCAGGATCGTGATCTGCTACTCCTGCCATACCTTTCGTTATACCTCGCTTGATGGGGTCGACAACGACTCCATCTCGCTCAACTGGCTTAAGAACCGAAAGACCGCGCGTAGGCGCGTTCGCCATACCATAGATGGCACTAGGCATGCGATGATGGACTGGAGCAATTTTCTGAGTTGGAACATAACCCAAGTTGCGGTAGTTTTCCTCAGGGCGTGAGTTGTTGTAACGCTGGGTTTCAAGAGGAACTCTATTAGGCAGCACAGGATCGAGTACAATGAATTGTCGCTCGCCTGGGGACAAATCAACTGCCTCGCGGAGCTTGGCCTCGTCGACCATGACAACAATTCCGGATTGATCGTCTTCAGTAATTCCAGTATACATTCCAACGATTCCGAATTCGCAAGTGCCTGGGTTCCATGCAACAACGGGGGATCCAGATTCTCCTGCGACGCCTGAGTTGATGAACTTGGCAGCCATTGTCCATCCTTTACCAGTACCATTTTCCTTGGGTGTCGGTATCTGAATGTGGCGGGTAACTGGATCGTGAGCGTCAAGATATTTCTCGAATTTCTTGTATTTCGTTCGTGCTGATAGTCGGTAGTAAATAGCGTCCGGTCCTTCAGTGAAGCTGGTAATAACAGATCTAAACTGTTGCATTGGCATACCATTGGTGCCAGCTCCGAAATGAACAAAAACAACATCGCGGTAATCTCCATCGTCAGGGTACGGGGAAGTGAATTGAAAGTCATCCTTATGGATAGGAAGACCTCGTTGGTTAAACTCCGAGCGTAATAGGTAATGAGAACCACGCTGAAAGCCTTCCATCAGCCCGTATGCTACATGTTTGTTTGTCATGGCTACACGGTCTGAGATCATTAGCAGGTTAGCACAATGTCGAGTAGCAATAGTACCGTCCTTCTTGACCTCTACCACGGCACACAACTGATTAGAAACGCGAGTGAGATAGTTGGCGCAGTGGTCATTAGGGACATAACATTCTGCCGGGCGATTCCTGTTCGCTGGAGCGATCGAAGTGTCGAGTTTATCAATCAAGCTCCGGGCTGGTCCATCCATATGATCGATGGTCGGGATGCGTTGAGGCTGAGCTGGTATCCGTGGGTTCGTAGTGTAGGGCACGTAGGGAACGGTATTCGTAGTGACAGCAGGGTCGGCTTGCGCAGGTTCTGGTTGTGGCTTAGGTTGTCTAAAAACCCAATTCCAGAGAGCTTTCATGCCTTGAATGGCTGCTAAGCAACCAAGGACAGCACCTCCAAGCTTGAGGATAGTAGACATCCACGAGCCACCAGTGAGGGACCTGTACCCGGTCAATATAGTAGTACGAGACCACCACACGAAATCTGAGGCCTTATCACCCCACGACTCGGAACCGCTAGCTGTTTTAGGATTGGCGCGGTGTTGATGAACTGGGACTATGGAATCCAGCGAGTA